TTCTGATCGGAAATGCATGTAGTCCACCATGGAGTCTTGGTTATTGAATGCTCTCGCTCCGAACACAGTAATGCGACCAGAGAAGCTGTCCTTAATGGAGATGGCGAGTATTTCCTGATCGGCAGATTCAATATCAGGGAAACCGTTTTCTGCTGCGGTTTCAATGTCAATTGTGAATACACGGATCTTACTGGAATCAAACTTAAGTTCTTCTTCTGGGTGTTGTTCAGCAATATACTGATATAAGAATCTAGAGTTTCCATAGATCTCAAAGTCTTCAACTTCTTTGTACTGCTTCACGAAGTCTCGTGCCTCCGTGATAGATCCAAACTTATGAGGTTCTACACAATCACCCTCAAGTGTGCGCCACTCAGAATAATTCTTGGTAGGCAGATACAGCGTAGGGTTGAAAGGAACCCTGACGCTGTAGCGATTGCCATTCTCATAACCACGTACAAGCAGACGGTTGCCTGCTTGCTCAACACTAGTGTAAAACTTCATTCAAGGCATTCAATATAACGAGCAAGCAGCTGCTTGCTTGGATTAGTCACAACAGTCAGATCCGAAGATCTGACATTAAATTCACGCTCAGCAGCATGTGGTGCCCATGGAGTAATCTGACCTTCACAGTCTACAACATAGGGTTCCACCATCCAAACATCAGGGTCACCTGGCAAGGTGTCCCCTTCAACTGGTTCTACTTGAGCAACGATCCATTCATTCGCTAGCTTCAGCAGGTTCGCCTTCACTTCCATCAGTTGCCTCCGTTGGGAAGAAAATTTGTTCATCTGTCAATCCAACTTCGCGCAGTCTGTTTGCAAAGTTTTCAACAATTCCATTGTCAGGATAGACAACACTGATAATATGTTCTCCACCAAGACGATGTTCTTCTACTGGAGAGAAAGGACACCAACGAGTGTAAGAGATTGGAATAGTACCATCTGTATTCTCAGTGCCAAGTGTCAAAGAGTAAGGATAAAGCATACGATATCCAATTACTTTGTCTTCATCTCCACGAACTTCGCCAAACATACAAAGAACGTTTTCACCAGTTGTAAGATTTACAACGCGAATATTATGATTCGTCTTCAGTTGTTCCGTCATTTTCTAGTTCTCGCTTTTCGGTAAGTTTTTGTTTCCAGGCTTGCTCCAGTCCTGGTTCTGGATTACTGATAGTCATCACACTATCGTATGGAAGTTTAAATTGCCAGTCAGTAGAATAAGGATTCCACTTACTAAAACGAACTTGATACTCCATACCATGTTGCTCAGTCAAATATTGAGGTGTCGCACCATCAAGACTGAGAATGTAAGGATCTTCCATTAAGAGACAGATACCTTTCTTGTTATCTCCCTCTTCATCAAAAATCTCTTTCAACTCAGTGATAATGCGATCACCCGTTTTTAGGGTAACGATAGATACTGCCATAGCTTTAAGAGTTTGATATTAGTTTAGCATCAAAAAAGGGCACCGTCAAGCGCCCTTCATTTCTATTTAGAACCACTTCTTTCGCCTTTGTTTTTCTGGTAGTTCTTTTCTTAATACAACTGTCAACAATCCATCTACAAATTCTACGTTATCAATTTCTACATCATCTGCCATTTGCCAGTTGCGAGAGAAAGTCTTATAAGAAATTCCCTTGTGTGCATATTCTCTTTCTTTTTCTTCTCTGGATTTACGAGCAGAGATTGTCAGAACATTCCGTTCTGTCTCCACTTCAATATCTCCTGCTGAAAATCCTGCAAGAGCGACTTCCAGTATGGTTCTACCATCAGATCCATTAACGACATTGTAAGGAGGATAACTCTTTCCTGATCCTGCAAGAGCTTCAAGTCTGTGGAATGTTTCATCAAACCCAATAGAATGTGGTGTGTAGTGTTCCCATGTAAAGTTTACCATTGTCCTTTAAAAAGCGACGTGTACATGTAACCCTTTCGGCATTACAGTAATACTTATAATGATAGCATAAAAAATGGGGGTGTTGAGAACCCCCATGAACACTACGGTTTATTCTACTTCTTGTTTCTTTCGCCCGATATTGTACTTACTTTCTAGTGTCCAATCATTTTTTTCTTTAAACGAAAGAACTTTAATCTGATTGAGTGGAGCTAGATCAGCAATCTTTTCCTGACTCTCACCAGAAATACTAACCAGTCCCCAATCAACTAGAAGTTGTACAATACGATTACGACGCTGTACATCATTTACAGAAAGATTTGTTTTCTTTCCGTCAAGAGCAAACAACTCTTTAAAGTGTACAATAAAATACTTGCCCTGCTTATGCAGAATGTGACAGGACTGATAGATCTTCTTTTCTTTGCGTGAAGCAACACCAATCCTAGTCAGTGTTTCTCTCACTTTAAGAAAGTCGTCTGGTTCATTCAGAACGACTTCTACCATATCAGTCTGTCGCCACTGGATCTCAATTTCACCGCTCATGTTTACCACCTTTGCTCAATGCTTTTTTAATCTCATCTAGTTGATCCTTGGTAAGAATCCTGAGCGCCTGCAGAGCTTTATCGTCATTATAACCATAATACTCTTTGACTATATCAAGATAATCAATAGAATCTTTACGTGCCCAAGGAGAGAAACGTTTCCTTGGTTTCACACTATTTATAAAAAAGTCATATTGCATCTTCTTTGGAAGATTGGGATACTTGTTCATCTCATTGGCAAACAAGATAGTATCCGTAAAAGAACTGAGGCACCTGTTAATAATGTAAGGAGGATACCCTCGCTCAGCATCAGCGTCACCATCAAGGATATTCTTTTTTGATTGATTGATGCTGTAAAGGTAGTCTTTCAGTTGGTACGTCATTCCAGTGTCTAATCACTCCACTAATAATAAAAAGGTTGGTAACCAAGTAAGAAATAAAAATAAGGGTGCGTATGCCAGCAATAGTATCAGCCTCTCTGTCTGTGCGTCCATACTTTTCACCTAGTGCTTTTGCCCAAATCCGCCACATCAGAACTTCGCAGTAACTCCAATAACTTTTGCGTTGGGGTTGCGAGCAAGCGCAACCTCTCTTGCCTCCTGGTAGTCACGAGCATAGACTTCCTCGCTGAAAACCTTGCCAGCGACGTAGAGTTTCACTTCACACTTCATAGTTAGTAAGAACGAGTTCCTTGCGAGACGCTTGATCTGTATTATAACTCCCTACGGATCGCATCGTGTATGTGTGTGCAAATTCTGCTGCTGTCCACCCTTCAAACCTCTCACGAATAAGTTGAGACGAGTTATAAGATATACATTGAGGACCAATAAACCGATCACACTTGATAGCAAAATGGTCGTGGTTGAACCCGCTATGCATATTCCCCCGTTTCCCATATAGATTAGATCCAATTTCATAGGGGGGATCAAGGTAGGTGAAGACTGACTTCTCATCGCTAAGGAGGTATTCATAGGACTTGTTAGTAATTTTCCAGTTACCAATTAGTTTCTGATAATCACGGAGTCGTTCAATTCCTGCGAGGGAGAAATTGGAATCACTTGCTTGCTTGGAGAAAGAACTACTTTCAGTAAGACCAGAGAAAGAACACTTATTGACAACGTAGAAAGAAACAGCACGCCAGATATTTTCAGTGTATGGAGGGAACTGATCTGTTGTAGAAGATCCAGACAGATATTCCTTAGCATCCAAGAAAAGTTTTTTCGCGGAAGTGGGGTCAGGGTGCCTTTGTTTAAGTTGGAGGAGTATGTCCGTAATTTCATTGCCGTGGTCCTGCAGTTCTCTCCAGAAGTTATAGAGAGGTTCATAAAGATCGTTGACCCAGATGTTCAAATGAGGATACCTTTTAGTTACCTCAAGTGCTACAGACCCACCACCAAGAAAAGGTTCATGGTAGTCAGTATAATTTTTCAGATCAGGAAAATACTGAAAGAGTTTAGTAAGTGCTCTACTCTTCCCGCCTGGGTAGCGCAGAGGTGTCTTCAGGGATTTCATAGTCTGGGGCATGGTATTTAAGGTACTCCCAAAAGGTTAGTTTCATTTCCTTATGCGTCATACCACAGTGGGCAGCAGCAGTAGGTAGGTTCATTGTAGCACGAAACAGAGCTTCATTCGCTTCTGCTACGTTTTCGGGTGTGGTTTTCACGTATCCACTTGTATTGGCGTTGTGGTTCTTTCTCAAGGCGTTCAAGCATCTCCTCCATCATTACAAATTTAGGTTCTTTTTCAATAAACTTAAGTAGACTCATGTTTCCTAAGTGAAGATTCTACCACATCTTTAAATGTATTTTGTTTTTTATCAAAAAATGAGTCAATAATCCACTGTTCATATGCATGTTCTGTACATCCCCAGAAAGCTTCTGCATTATCAATACCATAAAAGTCTGCAATGTCTTCCACCATTTTATAAACTTCTTGCCCCTCTTCACCAATGAATTCAACAGTACCATCAACCCAGGTATCTTCAAATACTGTGCGAATACGCTTTGGGGGAGTGATTACGATGAACTCATCATCTTCACTTTTGTTTCTCTTTTCGGGAGGAAGAAAAGATCCACCATGATGTTCTTTAGCTCGCTTAGTATTTTCCCTTGGGGTAACACGTTCCAAATTGACAATAGCATTATTCAATGGATCATGATCAACATGATCTACGAATAGCGACTCTTTAATTACTTGCCTTGCTTCAGATGGAATCCTAGGTTGTCCAACCATGTCAGGTGTAATTACACCAAACCACTCTTCCTTTAATCTTTCTGGAGGATTCTCTTCAATATCATTGTGTGTCTCAATGATCAATTCATGCACTGTACAAGTTTTACGAATAGAACCAGAAGCTCTTGAATTGTTTGAATAGGAACTACCGTTTTTTTCAAAATAGTCATCTGGAAAAGTAATATCTAAACGACAGCACTCTTCCTTGTCAAATCCATTTTTACTAGTTCTAGTAGAAATCTGAAAAAGTCTCTCTCTATTATAGTCTGAGGTATATCTATCAGCACCACCATAACCACCTTTACTACGTCCAGGTTTTAAGTGACTAACAACTCTACCTGTGTTTGAAACTGAATACCACTCATTAATACCACCTTCATAATGCAAAGGTTTCCAAACTTCATAGAGATCAATCCAGGATTTAGTTTTTTTATCCCACCATTTGATCCACTTGTCTTCAAGTGAACCACGCCACATTTCAGGAGTATCTACCCACTCCTTACCATTATATTTTTTAGCGACTTTGTGTTTTGCCATGATTACTTAAAGTTATGTACTATGAATTCTCATATTTAATTTTAGCATAATTGATTAAAGCATTCTTCAATTTTATATCACTTAGTTTATTTGCCTCTTCAATTATTTCATTAATTCGGAATTCAATAAATTTTTTACCTGCTTCTTCAGCAGTTTTCCAACAACCTTTACTTGTTTGTTTTCCATTCACACGAACCCTAATAAAAAATAAATTTGCCCTTGGATCATAAGAAACACCCTTTGGGTATTTGCCTGGTCTTTGATCTACCAGCATAGTGTTGATGTGAGGAGGAATAAACATACAAGTATCTGGTCCGTAAATTCTATTCCCAGGAACAAGGATATCTTTGTCTAAATGTTTTCCTTCCCAGTCTTGTTTTTCCATCCAAGATTTAAAATTGGTAAATCTATGCCACTCATCTACTACTTTACAAAACTCATATTGAGCATTTTTAAGATATCCATGTTTATTTGTTTGTTTCCATTCTGTTTCAGAATAGCACCTT